GCCATTTGCTTTTTTTATTTTTTCTTTCGATGTTTCCCATGTAAATGGATTTCCTTTTTCCTCAAGAAGTTTTTTTGCTGCTAATTTAAAATTTTCATTAGGAGGAACTCCATACATACCATTTCTTTTACCTTTATTAAAACATTTATTACAATAGTGAATGGTTTTTTTTGAATCTAAATCACGTATTCTTCTATTATGAACCGCATCGCAATCATCACATTTTAATGTTAATTTTAAAGTTCTAAATCTTGTTGTTTTTAGTAATGCCCAATGAACTTTAATTGGTGTATTTAATTCTGGACAATAACCTAATTTTTTAGTCCAATCACTAAGTCGGCAACTATTAGGTAGTTCTATTTCTAATTCTTCAAATTCTTTAATATACATATCTCTTTATACATAAATATAAAGAAAAAAGTAAAAATAAGATTATTGCCACATCATTTTAGACATGTCCATTTAATTGATTAAATATTTTTAATAATTTCATTTTTCTTCCGGTAAGATTTCTGACTTTTTCAACAAGAACATATCTAACAGGAAATTCCGCATCTTGTTCTTCTAATTTTCGTAATGCATCTGAAATTAAATTTGTATGCATTATTCCATTTTTAAATATTTCAGGAAATTCTTCTCTAAGTTGATTAAAAATCTCTTCTCTATTTTTTCTCATTATTTAAAAAATTTTATTATAGAGAACTTCAATTTAACAAAAAATAATGACAAGCGAGAAATAGATAACATAAAAGATTCCCATGTTATAAATAAATCAGCTAAATCAAAATGAGAATGTGCATCCGGACAAAATCCTAATATATGATAAATTATTTCCATAGTTAAATTATGTGACCCCAGTTGAATTCGAATCAACTTGTGTTCTATCCAGCTGAGCTATGGAGTCATTAATTGCAAAATTACAATTTAAAATTCACACTCTTCAACTTTTTTAATTCTTTTTTCTGGATATTTTTCAAACAATACTTTATATTTTGAAACTTTATTTTTTCCTTCAAATTCAAGACTTATTTGAATCATTTCGGAAAGAGTAACAGCTTGAGTTCCTCCTTTAAAAATTAAATTCAATTTATTAACTGACATTTTTAAATTTCTTGCCAATTCTCTTTTTGTAAGCTTTTCATTTTTAATGTGTTCAAGAAGGCACCTTCCAATAAACCAGCAAATTGAATTCCGGCCTTTTTTAGGCGCTTTTAAAAAAACCATTTGGCCTTCTTTCCCTATTGTTACTCTTGTATTTATCAAATGAAAAAAACTTCCTACCTCACTTGCAATAAGACATCCACTTTTTTTATAAAAACTAAAACTTTTAAATGGTAATTTTTTCCCATCTTTTTCAAATTCTTCAATAGGAACAATTAAAATATTTAATCCAACTTCTGATTTTCCTGCCTCTATTTCTGTACAAACAAAACAAACAACGTAGTTTAAAGGAGATAATCCTTTCTCTTTCATTAATTCTTTTGTTCTTTTAAAAAAAATATTAGTGGCGTTTATCATTTTTTGTTTTTGCTTTATTTTGTCTTATCTTTTTTTGCATAGGAGCATTTGTTTGTCCTATATGTTCGCGAAGATAAAGTTCTTTTTTAAAAACTAATTCTTCATCTGTATTACGTAAGTATCTTTTTCTTTTCCTGAATTCCGTTAACAATCTTACAGTATCCATTTTCTTTAATCTTTCTGGAACTTCAAGGTTCTCCCAAGCAATAAAATCTTCTATTCTTTTATCTTCAAAAACTTCTCCCCACTTTTTTTCAAATTTAACTTTATTTTTTCCGCAAACAACGCCTATTTTAGGAAAACCATTTTCTGTTTTTATATATTCAATTTCTCCTTTTCTAAAAGTGTTATCAGGTTTTTTAACTCTAACAATCATTCCAACATAAAGAATGTTCTCTCCCCAACCATATCTTGAAAGCCCTCCTTTTTCATCAAGATAGAATTCTTCATCCTTATACTTTTTTTTAAGTATTTCAAGCTCTCTTTCTTTTCTTAGTCTGTCTAATTTTTCTTCTGATGTTTCCATGGTGTTTTAAACGAAATAAACTGAAAGTTGTTGCTTAATTTATAAATTTGTTGAAATTTTATTCCATTTTCTTTCTAAACAAGGTAGGTTAAATTTTGAGATAATGTCTTTTAATAATAATATTTTATTTCTTCTATATAAATTAATAGTTATTATATTTGTTTTTTTTACACCTTTTATAAAAAAATCATTATATAATTTTGTTTTTTTTAGAATTTTAATGTAAAATTTTTTCCAATTTTTGTGAGAAACTATAGAAATTCTATTAGAATTTTTTGAACCATTTTTAGATATACATCCATCTCCATCTATTATTCCTATTATTAAACATAATAATAATTCAGTATTATATTTAGAAATGCGTTTGAAATTTATAGGATTATAAGTTTTTCTATCTTTTAAATTATATTTTCCTTGTATTTCAGGAATTGATATTCTGTTTGAAAATGATATTCTATATGATTGTGATTTATTTCTAAATTTTATTTCTTTATTAAAATTAATAAATTTAGCAAATTTTTGCAAGTGATTTAAATCTTTTTTCGCTAAACATAATTCGAATTTATTTTTATTTAATGAACCATCAGCTATTATAAATCCAAGCCAATAAAAACTTAAAAATGTTTCTTCTAATAATTTAGATAGATTATTTTCACTGTTATTATATATATCATTTAACTTGTGTTCTTTTTTAAATTTACCGCCATTAATCGAACATTTTTTACATAAACTTTTATTATTAATAGCTACTCTTTTATCAGAAAATCGTGAATAAACTATAATATTATCACAATTAGGACAATTTCTATTTAAATTTTTAAATAAATCAATATCATGTTTTCTTTTTGAACATGTTCTACAAGCTCTATTTGCCTTAATTGCTCTGTTGCAATTTTTTTCAGATGAATGAATTAATTCTTTATGACATTGTGGACAATTTCTTTTATACATAATTTAATTTATAATAAATATGTATAAATTTCCAAAAGCTGGTAAACCGTTATTTAATGTTTTGTTTTTATTAAATCAGACATTTTATTTTTTCAATTAGCACTATTCTTGTTTCACCTAAAAAACTTACGAACTCCCAGTGTGTATCATGTTTACTGCGTTTCCAAGCTGTTTTTCTGTGTTTAAGCCCACTCGTTAAAACATCACTATAAATTCCTTCTCCTTCAAGAAGATTTAAAAGTTGATAAGTTTTCATGCACGCATGAAATCCTTCTAAGATACAAAACCTTTCAATTTCAGTATGGTAACTTTCAATAGATTCTAAGTCTTCCTGAAACCAAATTTCAGCATGTTTGCCAGCTATTCTTATTTTGTGAATGGTTTTTATTACGTGTTCAGACATTATTTGCTTTTTCAATATCATATTTTAAAAAATTTTCAAAAAAATCTTCAATACCACAACAACTATAATATTTATTTTGTAATCCCTTTTTATTAACTCCCCATCTTCCAGTAGTATAAAAATATTGATACTTTTTATTTCCTATATAAATAAAAATCATATGAGCACTTTCTACAACGAGAAATTTTATATTTTTATCATTTAAAAATTTTTTAACATTTTCAATAGTTTCTTCTGTAAATCTTTTAAACTTTGCTTCTCCTTTAGAACTTACGTGAGAAAATTCCCATTTTTTTTTATTTTCCATTATTTTGTTTTATAATTGTTTTCATAACCATACCATTTATATTTTTCACTATTAATCAAAGTGGCTGGCTTCCAGGTTTTAGTCCAATGCTCATCTGTTTTAACGTGTTTTTCCCTAACAAGTTTGAATATGTTATTAAATTCATTTGATTGTGTTTTAATAATACCGTCATTTGTTTTAAATGATTCTACGTTTCTTATAACAAATCCCTCACAAGCCGGTTTATCATTTTCTGGGTCATAACCTCCAAGCATGCCATGAGTGTCAGTATATTCTTCCCAATTCATACCAAGAAATGATTTTAACCATTCTCTTAAAGAGTCATCTTCTGATTTTTTATCTGATATAAATTCTGATAACGGTTTCTTAATTTCTATTACCGGAACCGTAGGAAAATCCAACATGCCGGCATAAAACTTAACTTCTTCCCAAGAGAGCCATACACCATTTTCTCTTACGGCAAACATATAAAAAAAAGATTCAAGTTTTTTATATCCTATAGAATGTATTCCATACATATTCTCTCCAAATATTTCAAGACCTTTTAAATCATTTTTTATAAGCTCCCATCTATCCCACATAGGTTTATCCCATAGATGTGCACTTGGTGCCGTATGCGACCTTGCAAATACTCCCTCTTTTTTAAAACAATCATTCTGTCCATCTAATTTTTCAGAAGCAATTAATTTCATTTTAGAAATTGGCTCTAAGTATCCTTCTGACAATATCCGGTCATCCGAAGTTGTTCCTTTCGAAATTGGAAAATGTAAAGTTCTTGAGTATTTTGTTGATTCTTCCATTGTTATTTCCAGCTAACCATTAATTCGTTACAAATATGACATACATCTAAACATTCATCGTTTATGTTTAAAACATATGGAATTAAAATGTTTGTTGTCATTTTACCACAAAAATTACATTTTTTATCAAATTCAAGAGCTGTGCTATATTCTCTTTCATAACCAAAACGTAAAGCCAATTTAATATGAAAAGGTATTTTTTCAACCAAAATTTCTCTTGTTAATTTTCTATATAAAATTTCATTTAAATCAAATACTGGCTTATATGTAAATTTATTAAATTTTTCCATTATACACAAAGATAACTATTTTATATTAAACGGATGAGTAACTAAATTGTTTTTAAAAAAATGTTGCTCCAAATAGACTCGAACTATTATCTCGCACCTTCAAAGGGTGGCATCCTGCATTAGACGACAGAGCAATATGTTTTCACTCAGAGATTTGAACTCCAATTACAACAGTCAAAATGTTGTGTCCTGCCAGTTAGACGAAGTGAAAATATAAAACAAAAAACCCGAGACATTTTTAAGTGTCCCGGGTTTTTCGCGTAAGTATTAAATTTTTCTCTTTACGACATAGCAATTCCAGAACTCTTACTCAGAGTTTGTTGTTGTTGTTGCTGTACGAATATTGTTTTCATTTTTCTTTTAAATATTAACTAATTTTTATAAACTCGTTGTTTTTAATTGACTTGTAACCCCGACGGTAGTCGAAACCGCATTTTGAATTCGAAAAATTCACGTCCTAACCATTAGACGACGGGGCTATATATATCTTAAACCTATCCAAATTACGTGCACTTAATTCAGAAAAAAATTTTATAAATTCTTTCAGTTATAAAATATTCTTTCGGCTTGGTGCCCCTGGCGGAAGTCGAATCCGCAAAAACCAAGTTTCTAAAACTTGTAGCTGTGCCAGTTTGCATATGTCACAGGGGCATTTATTACATTTTTTGCAATTGCGATTGCAAATCTGCAATTTTTCTTTGATAATCTGGAAGATTTATTTCTTTAGTTGATGACGTTTTTTTAGTCAACTCTAAAGTCATTTCATCTTGTAAGAATTTAAGTCTTTCCTGCAGTCTTTGTTTTTTCTTTTCTAATTTTCCCATTTTATTGTTTATTATATTTATTGTAGTCAGAGAGGGGATTGAACCCTCGACCTTTTGTGTATAAGACAACTGCTACTTGACCGCTGAGCTACCTGACTATTTGTACCGGAAAAAAGATTTGAACTTTCACGCATTTCAGCGACAGATTTTGAATCTGCTGTGTCTACATTCCACCATTCCGGCATTATTTAAAAGAACTATTCTGTGATCGGGAGAGGATTCGAACCTCCAATTGGCTTTCGCCACAGTTTAGAAAACTGCTTCAATATCCATTCTGGCACCCAATCATTTTATTTTACAACAGTGGTCGAGACAAGATTCGAACTTGCAATTGACTTTCGTCACAGTTTAGGAAACTGTTTCAATATCCATTTCTGACACCCAACCATTATATAGTACCCCTGACAGGGGTCGAACCTGCAAGCTATTTGCGTTTGGGCTTAAACCAAATGAGTTTTCCAATTTCTCCACAGAGGCATTTTTTTCAAAGAACTACATAAAAACAAAAAACCCCAACTTTTCAAGCCGGGGTTTTTTGAACATTTATATTTTTTACTTCATAAACGCACGTTATCCGGCCATACTGATTTTTCCTCTATCAGTTGTTCTAAAGATAATTGTCTTAGTGAGTTGTATGTTGTGATGTTTTTCATTTTTACTCTATTAAATAGTATGTTTTTTTATTAATACGATACAAATGTATAAAAAGTTTTAACTAAAAGCAAATTTATTTTCATTTATTTTTTAATATTTATGGAAAAGCCAATATTATATAATGAATTCACAGGAAAAAAATATAAGAAATTTTGTTAAAAATCTTCTTAAAGAAAATTATCAAGAGATAGATGAAGCGAACAAAGGAAAACAGTTTAACTCATATTTTGAACTTGTATTTAAAAATATAAAACCAAATATTCCAGAAAATAAATTTAGCGATATAGAGATTTTACAAAAAGCTAAAGAATTAATAAATAATAAATTAACAAAAGTTTTTTTAAAAGATTTTGAATATACTGATTTTATTATTATGAAATTGGGAAAATTTGTCTTAAACGATAAAGGAGTTAGAAGTGTTTTAACTTTCAGTAAAGAAAGAGATATAGATAAAGGCTATTCCTATATGTATCTTTATATTTATCATAACACAATTGAGCTTATAAGATTTGGAAGTTCATTTTTCGAAGATAATAATGCATTATTTAAAGAAGCAAAAGAATTCATTAAAAACAGAGATATAAAACTTGTCACAAAAACAGAAGTCGGTAAATTAGAAATTAAAAATGAATTTGAAAAAGACAATATTATAGATGTAACTGATTATAGCAAAATCCAGAAACAAGCACCCATAGAAAGACATGGTGTATTATATGATAAATCTAAAAATTATAAGGTTGGAGATAATTTCTTACATAAAAACTTAGGAGTCGGTAAAGTAGTTAAGACTAAAAGAGTTACAGCAGACGTTCCCACTATTGATGTGAGTGTACAATTTAAAGGCGGAGAACAAAAAAGGTTTAGGATGGAAAAACCAATGATGGGTCAAATTCAAAGTCAGCAGCTGTCGTAGTAATAAAAATACAAACGGTATCTAAATTTTTAAAAGTTTTACCATCTCGTAACTTTTCATCAGGTATTTGAAAGTTAACAATTACTTTTTTATTTGAAAATTTATTACATATTTCAGAAAGCTTTTCAAGGTTTACAGTATTAAGATTATTCGTTTTTATATATAATTGAATATCTTCGTCATTCGGATTTTTAACATCAACATCAATAATATCAACAGCAGATATTACTTCTGTTAATACGTTTTCCTTGATTTCTGATGTGATGTTTTTACTTTTCATACTGTTTTAAACGAGGAATCATCAAAAAAGTTTAAAATTTTCGTTCTTTTTCCATTCTTCTTAAAGATTGTAAAGGAGTTTCTCCAGGCAATATATCATAACCACACCCTATTGTTCCACCTTTCCAAGAACCTGTTCTTTCTCCTACTTCTCCAGTGACTTTATCTGAATTTAGTGTTTTGCAATTTCGTTTTTCTAAGATAACAAATCTATCCAGTGGTCCGGCATAACTAAATTCAATACTAATTGTTTTTCTTTTTTTATTTGGAAAGACAGACCACTTTAACCATTTCCAACGCCATTCTCTTTCTTCTACTTTTAATTCAGCCATTCTATGTTGAATTTCGCCATTTTTTAAAACATAAGTATAAGGATATGATTCTTTCCAGATAACATTTTTCCATTCGTCATGATAAAAATCTTTATAATTTCCTTTAGTTTCATGTGCCCAAGTATTATCTTTTCTTAAAACGCTGGTACGAACCCAATCCCAACTCCATGGCATGTAGAAGCAATGTTTTTTTCTTTTCCAACACCACCAAAAAGAATTTAACTTCCATTTTCCTTCTCCATACCAATAATATCCATATTCAGGATATTCTGAATTATTAATTCCTGAATGAATTGGAAAATCCAAATATACTGAGCCGTATCCAAGAGCTAAAAAAGGTATCCATATTAAAGATAAAAATGAAAAACCGGTGAAAAAAATTCCAATTAAAGGGATTAAGAGAGAAGGGGTAAAATTCATATGTGCTCTATCACTAAAATAAGATGCTGGACTAATTCTAAAACTTGTTTTTTCAAAACCTGTGTAAATATTAATCCAATCGTTTCTATATATATTTTTCATTTTTTACAATTTCTATTAGTTTTCTTAAACAAGCAAGTTCTGCTTCTTCATAAGAATTATAATGAATTGAATTGCCTTTCATTTCATATTTTTCTATAACTGTTATTTCATATTTCCAAGTTTTAACATCTTCTCTGTCATGTAAAAATATTTGGGATAACATATTATATTTTTCTCTAAACCATCTAAATGCTTGTTGGTAAAGTGGAGATGTAACCCATTTATCGCTATAACCCATATTTATTGTAGTTGAAAAATGAGTATCTTCATCACCATCATTTGGATATCCTCTATAAGGTGTTAAACTTTTATCTCCAGCATAATAATTAGCGAAACACGGCTCATTAAAACCCAAATTTCTCAAAGCTAATGCTTCATCATATAATACGAATTCTTTTTTCATTTTTGAATTGTTGTAAGAGTTAAATGATTATCTTCCAAAACACATTCAGCTACCATCCCATCAAGTCCATTTCTATCTTTTAATCGTGTAATTGAAAATATATTTTCTCTTTTTTTTATTGAAAAATAAATATCACTTGCATATACTATTGAAGAGTTTATTGGCATTGTAGTATCATCAACTGATGCTCTATGTTGATTAGAGATAATAACATGAGTATTAAAATTTAATGCTAAACTTCGTAATGTTTCCGCAATTTCTCGTTGCCTAACATATTTATTCTCTTCTGTTTTTCTTATGTAAGATAATCTTGCTTTTAAGTTATATTTTTCAAAAATAACAACTCTGGTATTTTCATCTTTAAATTTCGTATATGAAAAAGAATTGTTATTTAAATCAAACATTGGTCCGTCAATAATTATGACGCAACTACCAGTTAGAAATTCTAAATGATGAGCAATTTTTTGATTGAAAGATTGTATAGTATCTTCATAAAAAAAATCAAGAATAATTAACTTTCCTAATGTTTTTTCTAATTCATGTGAAACTAAATCAGTGTTTCTAAAACGACGTGATGATTCACTAAATAAAAGAACATTAACACCAGACTTTATATAATTAAATGCCATCGTAGTCATTACTAAGGATTTTCCCTGTCCTGCAGTTGAACCAACACCTATAAGTTGAGGGTATATAATATTTTTAGATTCGTCAACACGAACTATATCAGAAAATGGATTCATTATTTAGATTTAGAAAAATATTTCTTACTATATTCGGTAGTAATTTCTTCTTTCATACCGGCTGAGCGTAAATCTTCGTATATTTTATCAGCAATATGTTCACAACCATCAACATCTGAAGTTGTGTCTGTTAAAAGGGTTATTTTTTTAACACAGTCAGGAAAATCCTCAAGAATTTGTTTTAAAGAAACAGCAACACAATGTGATTTTGCTTGTCCAGCAACTAAAACATTATCGTTTTTATCAAATAATTCATGAATAAGAGCAGTATTGTAAATTCCATCAGTTTCATTTTGAAAGATTCCAAAATGTTCTGTATTACTTTCCATCCCTTTTAGATGAGAACAAAAGGATTTTCCAGTTATATCCATCCATTTTCTTAGTGCTGAGTATAATGGAGGGAATATATTAGAACCATAGGTTCCAGAAATGCAATGATAAGGCCATATTGTATGAGTGAAATTATTTTTTGTTTTTAAAACTTCAAGATATGTTAATGCATTGTGAGAATCTTTTGGATTAGCAGTTTTCCAAATACCTTTTTGTACATCTTCTATTGTAATATTTGTAAACGGCTCCGGATTTTTTCCTTCTTGATTTTCCCAATACATTGAATGAAAAATACTATCAAGCAAATGCATGTCTAAAGAAATATGTATTGTTTCTATTTCATTTGCATTTTCAATAATAAATTCAGAAAGTCTATGCATGTCAGAATCAGCTCCTTTTACATAAAGAGAGGCTCCTGGTAAACAAAAATCTGTTTGTGGATCAACGATGAGAAGTGATACTTTTTTCATGATAAAAATGTTTTTCTACAATAATAAACGCAAAGATACAAAAAAAGTTGCAATATATTTAATTACTTTTAAGAATGACATTCGTATGCCCATTTTTCTAAATGATTCCTTTGTTTCTCATTTAACTCGCACCAATATTCATCCAGATATTCTTCACAAACCTTCTTAAATTCATTTGGAATATACATTTGCATCATTTTTCTATGGTGATGCATCGTTCCTAATGGAGCCGGACAATGTCCAAGCCATTCATGTTTAAATAACATTTCTTTTAATTCATGTTTAATTTCTTTTATAGTTTTTTTATATATAAAATCTTCAATACAATCTTCTATAAATTTAGAATGTTCTGGACTATTATCAATTATAATTATTTTTCTGATAATTGGTAATTTTTCAACAAAAACTTCTCTTTTTATAAATTCCTCATTCATATTCACCTTCGCTATACCCATTTTTATGTTCTTTTATTTCTTTTAAAATCATTATAAGTCTTTCTGATTGAGTAGAAGCATCATATTTTGTCCAGCTTCTTTCTTTTCTGTATTCGATAAAATCTTTATGAACAAAATCCTTCGTCAATCCCATAAGAATCTGGTGCATTTTTTTCTCTTGGAAATCCATTTTCAAATTTAATATTTTTTTTCCAATATCCAAAAAATTAACAGTAGTCATTTTTCGGCGACTATTTACAAAGAAAAACAAATCATGGGAAGTTTTTCAAAAAATTATGAAGCTATATCATTAGCGACCGGAACAACAAATTCAAGTACTTTAGGAAATGGAATAACAGCAAATACTGTACATCAAATTTATTGCTTATCGACAGGAGTTATTACAATCAATCCAATGGGTGGAGGGAGTTTTATTTGGTCAGGCACAACAAATTCTTTTATTGACGTGGTTCCATCTTCTGTTGTTGTAGATAGTGGTTCTACTGGATGCTTTATAGGATTCAGAGTTAAAAATATGGGTAATTCATATACTCAAAATGCATTTTAATAATAAATTATAAAATGGAAATTACGTCAGAGAATCCGTTATCAGGAATGAGTAGCAGTGATGTTGCCAGACTTTATCGTAGAATACGAAGAAAGCTTGGTGAACCTGTTATGAACGTTGAATTGCGTGATGAACAATTGCAGGAATGTGTCGAAGAGGCAATTGAAGAGTATTCTTCATTTATCAACAATTGGTCATTAGAGAATAAAATGTCTCAAATGCTTGGTTTACCAAAAAATATTGATTTTACATTAAAATTTGTTTCTAATAATTTTGGTTTTGAAAGAACATTTGCAAGGGCTTATTCAGATTTGGTAGGAAATTCATCAACTTCTTTAAGAGAACTTAAAGTTGCTGTTATTACATTATCTGCCGGAACTCAAAACTATTTTATAGAAAATGGTAGAGAAATAAATGAAGTAATGTGGTATACTCCAAGTTATATTAACTTATATGGTTTAGACCCTTTATCAAATTCAAATATTGCTTATACAGAATTTGGAGCTAGTTTTGCCGGATATAATTTATATTCTGTAATGCCTATTTATGATACATTTTTAACTGCCCAAGCTGCTACGGTAAGAAATAAAGTAAGAGGTTCTGAGTATTCTTATAAAATTGTAGGTGGTCCAAATGGAACCAAAAAGTTAACACTTTATCCAATTCCTAAAATGCCTGCTAATTCCGGATATATTAGTCCTGGTTTTGCTACTCCCGGTAGTGTACTATATTATTATTATGATACGGTTGGTGTTGGTGGTAATAGTGAACTTTCAGGTTTTACTGCTAATCCAAATTATACTGGAGGAACAAATTCATTAGGTCAAGAAAGTCAAGGAAATGGGTTAGTTTCTGGTCCTTCTGATGCTCAACTTTACAATTTGTCATATGCTGAACTTAATGATCCAGCTAAAAGATGGGTTAAAAGATTTGCACAAGCCATGGCAAAAGAACTGTTAGGACTTGGAATAAGAGGAAAATTTAGTACTGTTCCTATTCCAGGTGCAGAAGTTACTCTTAATGCTGATTCTTTAATATCAAATGGAAGAGAAGATATGACTGCATTAAGAGAAGAATTAAAAGACACATTAGGAAAATTAAACTACAAAGCAATACTTGAAAATAATGCATCTATTCAAGATAGTATAAATAAAACATTCATCTATAGTCCTCTTGGGATATGGAGAGGCTAATTAAAATCAATTAAATCATGGCAAATCCTCCTTACAATGATGGTGATAAAAAACCTGAAGAAGCAAAAGAACAAGATGTTTCAAGGAAAGGTATTGATTTATTCTTTGGAGAAAAAGAAAGGGAATTCTTTGATACTGTAGGAAGAGAATTGGTAAATGATATTATTAAGGAAAGTTTTGTTCTTTATAAAATAGATTATGCTAAAACAAACACACATAAACTTTATGGAGAAGCTAAAAAGAAAGCTTATAAAACTCCGATTGAAGTATTCGGTAGAATTAACGTAGAAGTTGAATCTCCAGAATATATGGCTTCAGGTGGACTAATTAAAAAAGGTTATGGAAAAATTACTGCCGATGTTTATAGAAGTCATTTAAATGAATTAAATGCAAATCCAAAAATAGGAGATTTTATGTACTTTAAAGGACATTTTTACGAAATAATAGATGATGGCTCTTCAAACATTGGAAACGAACAATCTTATGCTGGAGATATAGTGTTTTCAATAAAAATAATAGGAATTAGAGTTAAGGATGATGTTTTCAATGCAAAATAATTAATTCTGACATAATGACATATTTAATTTCTGTTTATAAATAAAATTCGTTATTATTACAACTCTTGTTTAAAATTTAACCTAATCCAATATTCCAATTACTAAAACCATAGTTAAAGCTATAAGCTGTATGGATTTAATTAGTATGCATAAAAAGACATAGTTAAAAAATATATGAATTACAATCAACTTTAACTACAAAACCTTTATGCCAGTATAAATTTGAAGGTAAATTTATATTCTTTTTAAAATATACCAAAGTTTTCTTGCCCCTGATTACTGTTGCTTTCATAATTTTAATCAAACGACTAACTGTTGAGCCTGATTTATTAATTAACAAAGCCAATTTTTTTACACTAATTTTTAAATAATTAGAAAATTCACCGAATGTTTTCAGAGGTACTTTAATAGCTTTTTTATGGCGTTTTAAAGCATTAGCTCCTGTTGGATTAGTTTGGTCTTTCCTAATTTGATTAATGTACTTAAATTGACTTTGTTTATGTTTTAATACTTCATATCGTAAAGAGTTTGTAAGTAAAGATAAAGTGTTATTGTTTTCTATTTTAATATCATGTTTTAATTTGATATCATAAACTTTTTTTAATTTTTCAGTTGAAATGAAAATAATATCCTTCCCTTCGGTTCTTATCCAGTTATTATCTTTAAAGAATTTGATATATTTTATTATTGAATTTCTACTTAATCCGCTTTGTTTTGATAGTTTATAGGGTGAGTAGTTATAAACTCTACCATTAGAGTGAATATGTTTTAATTTAAGAAAAACAGCATAATGTCTAATGATATCGCTGTCTATAAATAATTTTATTAAATTAATATTTGTTTTCATCTAACAACGAACGTATAATTCGTAATTCTTGGCATTTTTGTGCAATCTTAAATGTTATTTTTCCAAAAAGCAAGTTTACTGATAAAAAAAACTATTTATTAGATATAACCATAATTAAAAATGTCAATTCAAAGTAACATAAACAATCTTCTCGATCAAAGTTTTGAAAATAATAATTATTTACCTAAAAAACTTCTTTTAGAAGATATAGACCAAGGTGTTGTTGATTATATAAATTCATTAAATATTTCTGTTATTAATGCAGAAGATGTTTTAGCTAAAGTTCCGGTGATTTATTTAAATCAAGAAAGATGGGCGGAATTTAAAATGAACTGGAAGTTTTTAAAAGATGAAAGTGGAGAAGAAATAAATATGCCTTTTATGGTAATAAAAAGAACTTCTGTCAAACCCGGACAAAATCCACTTAAAAGAACAATTCCTAAAAAGAAAAAATTTGTTTTTGTTAAAGTTCCAATTTTTGATGGAACACTTAAAGGATATGATTTATATAAAATTCCACAACCCCCAAGAGTAGATGTGCAATATGAGCTAAGATTTTTAACGCATTATATTCAAGATACAAATGTTTCTTATGAAAGAATGATTATGGATGGATTCTCTGATGGACAAGGCTATATGAATATAAACGGATATAATATTCCATTAATGTTATCTGACCCAAGTGAAGAAAATACAGTTGATGAAATAGCCTCAGATAGAAAATTTCAAATTATGTTTCCTTTAACTGTTTTCGGCAAGTTGGTAGACCCAATAAATTTTGAAAGAGTACCAACAATAACTAAAATTAAGATAGATATAACAGAGAGATGAGTTTTAAGAATTTTCTCCTATTTATTGTAAATAAAAATAACATTTAAAAAATAAAAAAACATGGCCACAGTCTTCGTTAGCCCAGGGGTATACACAAGAGAACAGGATTTTTCTGTATTCGCATCACAAATAGGAATCACAAGACTCGGTCTTGTTGGTGAAACAACAAAAGGTCCGGCTTTTGAACCTATAAAAATTTCAAGCACAGATGAATATGTGGCAAGATTTGGAACAACAGATACTAATTTGCAACTTCCATACGTTGCTAATTCGTTTTTAAAACAATCTCAAGAACTTACAATAACAAGGGTTTTAGGTAAAGAGGGTTTTACTAATTCTGCTGCTTGGATTATTCAAGGAAGTACATATGAGTATTTTTCTGGAACTTCTACACAAACTGGTGTAACTATTTCAATTAATAATCAATTACTTTCTACTGGATGGACAATTACAACTTCTGCAGATACTGTAATGGCTGATAATACTATTTCAGCAGCAACTGTTGGAAATGATACGGTTGTTGGTTTTAGTGGTGCTTCTGTTTCTACAACAGCGTGGTTAAATGCGTTAAATACAACTTCGTTTAGTGGATTTGGATTTACGGTAGCTGGAGATAGTTCAACAACATATATTTCATCAGCAACTACAATAGTTTTATCACTAACAGCTGATACCAGACAAAACAGCGGAGCATTTAGTGGTTCTCCTCTTTGTGTTATTAGAAGTAAATCTTCTGATGAAGGTACAACATTCCTTGCGAATAATGAAAGCTCAATTAAAATTGCAAATATTACAAGTACCTTATTCCCTTTTACATTAAGCGGAACAACAGGACCTTTAACCGCTTTAACTACTAGTGCTATTACTGTTTCTTTAGATGAAACAAGAGAAGATTATATTGTTAAAGTTATTGGGAAAGATCCAAAAAAATACAGTACTGACTTTGGTATATATGTTGAAAGTATTTATCCACACTTTATAAGAGAAGCCTCAAGTAGAAGTGAAATCCTATCAATAAGTTCTGCCATTACATATTCTACAGATGCTATTTATACAGATTATGCAACTGAATTTCAAACTCCAGTAACTCCTTACATTGTTTCTAAAGTTGCAGGTGGTGTTGTTAGAGATTTATTTATGTTTACTTCAATATCTGATGGTGATAGTGCAAATGAAGAAATTAAAATTTCAATTGCAAATATTGATGATGTTACAAAAACATTTGATGTTGTAATTAGAGCTTTTGGAGATACTGATGCAAGTATCTCGATTTTAGAAAGATTTAGAGCATTAACTCTTGATCCTACTCAGCCAAATTATATTGCTAAAGCAATTGGAACATTAGATGAGGATTATCCAAGAATGTCTAATTACGTTACACTTACTTTAGCTGAAAATCACCCTACAAATACAGTTCCTGCAGGTTTTAAAGGTTATACTTTTAGAAATACAGGAATAAGTGGTTCGACTTCTCCTAATATTTATTACAAGACTCAGTATTTTTCTGGAGATTCTACATTTAAAACTTATTTAGGCGTGTCTGAGCTCGGTTATACCGGTCACACTGCTGGAAGAGTTTCTATTAGTCAATCAGTTAAAACTATTGAACATGATTTGTGGAGTTATATTGGAGCTACTCCATCAGGAACTACTACAGTAAAAGGATTTCACTTAGAAAGTGTCGCTTCTACTACTGATTTTATTGTTGGAACATTTTCATCAATAAGTGGTTATACAAAATCTGAACGTAAATTCACTTTAGTTCCGGCTGGAGGCTTTGATGGTTGGAATAAGTTTAGAAGTCCGGATTTTACATCCTCTGCGATTGATGCACAAAATGTCGTAGCTATAAAAGAAGCTATTGATACAATGACTAATTCGGAAGAAGTTGATATTAACTTATTTGCTTTGCCTGGTGTAGATTTTTATAATCATGAAGATGTTGTTAAATATGGTTTAACAATGATTGAAAATAGAGCTGATGCACTTTATATTGTTGACTCTCCAAGAATTTCTACTGCAGATGCAAAAGGAACTGCTACAGAAGCTGTTTCTGACCTTCAAGGTACAGGAATAGATTCAAATTATGCAGCAACATATTGGCCATGGGTTCAGATTAATGATGCAAATTTTAATAAATTTGTTTATGTGGCTCCTACATTGGAAATTGTTAGAACAATTGCTTTAACTGATAATGTTTCTTATCCTTGGTTTGCTCCAGCTGGTTACAATAGAGGTGCTGTATCTGAATTAGTTCAAAAAGCTGATATTAAATTATCACAAACTGATAGAGATACACTATATCAAGATAGGATTAATCCGATTGCGACTTTCGTTCAACAAGGTGTTGTAGTATTTGGACAAAAAACTCTTCAGGTTAAACAATCAGCTCTTGATAGAGTAAATGTTAGAAGACTTTTATTACAGGTTAGAAGACTTATCGCCGCCGCTTCTCAGACTTTATTGTTTGAAGCAAACGATTCAACGGTTAGAGATCAATTCTTACAAAAAGTTGAACCAATATTACTTCAAATCCAAAATCAAAGAGGTTTAACAGCTTTTAATGTTGTTCTTGATAAGGCACCGGCAGCTAATGCTCCTAATACTTTGACTGGGAAAATTCAGCTAAAACCTACGCCCTCACTTGAATTTATGGATATCTCATTTAGTATTTTGCCCAATGGCGCGAATTTTTCAGATTTTTGATCTTAGCCTCAAACTATCAATAAAATCAAGGGATACAATAAAATGTATCCCTTTTTTTATTATTAAAAAAATAATTATTTACTTTTTTAAAAATTTAATCATATTTACAAATACAACAATATGTGTTGGTTAAAATTGAATATATGAAATTAATTTGTATAAACTGTAATTGTGATTTTGAAAAACCGCAAGAACAAAAAACGTGTTCCAGAAAATGTTCTGATGAACTTAAAAAGAAAAATAACAGAGAAGAGCGAACTTGTATAATGTGTAGTAAAATATTTGAAGTTAAAAAAATAACTGAAAAAACAATGTGTTCTGATGTTTGTAGACAAGAGTATGATAAAATTCCAGAAAACAGAGCAAACAGAATGAAAAAAACAGAAGAGGCTGTAATTAAAAAATATGGTGTTAAAAGCACTTTACAACTTGATGAAGTGAAGGAAAAAATAAAATTAACAAAATTAGAAAAATATGGTGATGAAAATTTTGTTAATTATGAAAAAGCAAAAGAAACTAATTTAGAAAAATATGGCGTAGAACACTCTTTGCAAGTAAAAGAAATTAGACAAAAAGGAAATGTTACAAAAAAAGAATTGTATGGAGATGAAAACTATAATAATAGAGAAAAGGCAGCAGAAACTATGAAAGATTTATATGGAGTACAATATGCTATTCAAAATGAAAATTTTCAGCAAAAGCAACAAGAAACTAATTTAGAACGATATGGAGTTAGGTTTGCTTTGCAAAATGAAGAAATAAAGATAAAAGCTCAAGAAACTAATTTAGAAC